TCTTCTTTTTCTTTATCTGCTCCTTCTTTTTCTTTATCTGCTTTTTCTTTATTTTTAGGATCTGCTGGATCTTCGCCTTTTTCTTCTATTTGTTTAAATCTATATATTTCTTTTTGATCATGAATTATTCCTTTATCATTCTCATTCTTTTCATCAGACGCTAAATTAAATAAATTTTTATAAATCCATTCTTTAGACATTAGTTTCTTTTCTATCATGTCACCTGCCAATGCAACTTTACTTGCATATAAAACTAATTTTTCTTCTTCATAAACTGTCGACGGCGATGTCATGGTCAATTCAAAATCTACTAAATCTTTATTAGTAAATCCTTGTGCAAATAAATGTGTAATTGCAATTTTATATAATTCAGAAATTATAATTTGCTGCAGTCTTTCTATCGTTCTAGCAAATCGAACATCTAATGCTGCTAATGTTGCTTTTCCTGTAAGACCTTCTTCATAACCTAAAAATGCTTTTGGCACTTTTAAAGCTGCCATCATTTTATTTTTTAAATATTCAATATCTTCTATGCCGGTAAATTCCATCCCAGCTAACGTGTCAATTTCTGTGCCTGACTGTCCACCGCGAACTGGAAGGAAATAATCTTCCAACATGTTTTGCATATTGAATTTTAAATTATAATCTCCTGTATTTTGATCGACATATGGAGTTTTTTTCATTTGATTGATAATACGTTGCATATGATTATCAACTTCTTGAGGTGGGATATTTCCTACATCAATTTTAAATATACGTTTTTCTGGAGCTCTCATTATACGATGAATTAACATCGCGTCTTCCATAAGTGTTAATTGTTTCCAGACTTTTCTAGACCCTTCTATCATTGATTTACCGTATGGAAGAAAATTAGAATCGTTTAACAAACGAAAATGAGCAACTTCATAATTTTCATATACAATATTTCCGCTGCCTAATTGTTTAAATTGTACTTGATATGGATTGTCTGGGTCCATTCCTTCTTCTCGTATAATTTCATATGCAGATACTGGAATTACATTAACTATTCCAATTTCTTCTTGAATATCTAATTTTAAATAAAAGTCTCCATACTTACACATATTACGTACCCATGGCCACAAATTAAATTCAATATTCATAATATCATAAAATAAATTATGAAGTATTTTTTTAATGTTTTCATTTTCGCTGTTAATTCGCAATACATCACCGAAATCGTCTTTCATAACTGTTTCGTCTGCATAAATGTCTAACGCAGCTGCAATAATAGCATCTTGATCCATTACTTCATAATCTGTATACAGTTCTGTTTTTGAAGAAAAGTAATTGTAATTAGGATTGTATGCGTTTGATGTATTTGGTCGTATACCATGTAATCGAGTAAATCGATCTATGTATTTTGAATTATGTGCATTACCCGTCGACTGTAAATGATCACTATCAATAACCCGTAACCGATCTTTTCCAATTTTGCGTACTACAACATTAGTATTAAATAGTCGTTTTAAACGACCGTATAATGTTTGGTCTGCCATTGTTTATATATGTATTTTATATAAATATCTAAATTTTATTAATAACCTTAATTTATTACAAATTTAACTTATAAAAGCCATGTTAAATCTGTATCTTCTCCCGTTGTACCTATAGGCATTGACCATCCAGCGTCTTTTTTCATAATAGAATTATTATTGTAAACGCCGCGGCCTTTGCCAAAATATTCTAAAGTTTTTGTGTGCATTTCAATACCTTGCTGACGTAATTTTAATGCAGTATCTCTAATCCATAATGCTATACAAAATGACATTGTCAAATCGTCATTGTATCCTTTTTGTGCTTCAGCTCTCGACCCATTCCAAATAAAAACGTATAATTCGTCTATTAATCGCTGACTGCGAATTACTGGAACTCGTTCTCTCATGTAAGTGTCTAATTTAGAAATTACTAATGGGCGAGTTCTAGATGAAGTAGTAAATCCTGGAGTCATTTGAGACGTGTCTTTTAAATCAATGTATCTAGCTAATTGTTGAGTCACATCGGATATTGAAGAATCTTTAGGAGAATAATATAAATTTTTATATCCTCGATCTATAGCTACTTGAATAGAAGCCCATCCGATATTAGCATTTTCAATCACTAACAAAGCATCATTATATTCAGTAGCCATATTTACTAACATATTTCCATAATCCTTTGTATTCATTTGACCTTTATATTCTGCTACTTGCGTTACTGATTCAACTTCAATAATATGAAATGCGGAATAATCAGCACTGTCTCCTCGAGCTACGTCGGCAACAACAATGTAATCTTTTGTATAATCAGGTTGTTCCCAAATCCATAAATTTCCATCAATACCTCTTTTTTCTATAGGAGGTTGTATATGAGTTGTCTCGTACCATTTTAATAACTGACCTTCTACTACAGAATGACCTGAAGTGATAAAGTCACAATCACACTCCTGCGCAGCTCCTTTAACTCCTAACAATTCATCTTGTTTATCTCTCCACTCTTGAGTTCGGTCTGGGTGCATTGACCAATGTAATTTAATAGGATGAAATTTTCCTGTTGATGTTGTAGTTGATTGTGCATTCATCCATGTTTGATGAAAGAAGTTTCCGGTTCCATTAGGTGTCGATAATATTATCGCTCCTCCACCGGTTGCTAAAGTTTGTTGTGCTGATATCCAAATTTCTTCTACATTAGAAATAAACGCTGCTTCATCTATAATTAATAAAGACAATGCTTCTGAACGTCCAGAATCTCCTGAAGATGAAGTTGCTTTGATTTGTGAGCCATTAATAAATCGTAAAGATAATTTATTGTCTTCCGTTGCTGTTAGCTTTAGCCAAGAAGGTAAATTCTCATACATTACCTTTACTTTTAAAACTAAATTTTTTGCTACTTCTTGTTTTGTAGCGATTACTAGTATATTTTTATCTCCGAAAAATGTCATAATCCAAAGTGCATAGCCTGCACTTAACGTTGATATGCCTAGTTGCCTTGATTTTAATATGACATTATAATCATGATCTCGAAAGTCACGTAACACCTGCTCTTGAAATGCATATAAATGAAACGGTATTTTTCCTTTTTGTGGATGTTGAATCTGACAATACTTTTTCATGAAATGTACAGGATCTAACAAACATTTTTTATATTCATCCTTTATTATGTCTTTAAATGATTTTGGTTCCATAAATTATTTTTTTAAAGATAATTTCCAAGCTATTCCAATATGAAAATATGAATTTACATCTGAACTAACACTATACCCTATAGTATACATTTTATCTGTTTTAGTTTTAAGTATTAAATTTGTACCAATTAACACATCAGCAGGGCGTGCATATGATATCATTCCACCTAAATATAATTGATTTTTAGGTAAAGTTTTAAGATAAATAGTGTTATTAATTGTTGTTTTATTTACATGCGCGTCCCAAACTCTTCCTGTAAGTAAATTTTTAGATATAGAATCAATTACGCTGATATATCCTAAACTGTCTTGTAATAATAAAGTATCTTTATATACGTTAATTGACAAATACTCATTAATTATTTGAGTAGTGTCAATTCTTGTAGGAATTTCTACGTATATAGTTCGATCTTTATATATGGTGCTGCCGGCTTTATATACGGTTTGTACTGTTGGTACAATTAAAGTATCTGTAATACGTTTAATAACCTCATATGATTTACCTTCAATTTTTATAATTTCAGGTTTATTAATTTGGTTACCATTACCGTTGCAGGATCGTTGTAATAAAATAATAATTACTAGTAATGCAATTACCAATAATGTAAAATTCTTTTTGATAAAATTAAATGTAGTCATGGTTGCTTTTATAATAAATATCAATTAATTAATTATTAAATTATTGTTGCTGGAGAAGACGGTGTTGTAGTAGATGCGATTACAGGCACTGGACCCGCGGTACCAGTTACTACTTGACCTGGTTTAACAATTATAGTAGCTGATTTTATATATCTGTCAATGGCAAATGCCATTGCATCTGCAAATGCAATTTGTGCTAGCTCTCGTTGTTCCGGGCCTGCTTCTGTTAAGCCTTGCAGCGCAAAAAATATCTCTGTAGCTAAAACTGTTTTAATTAATGGCATAAACTTTATTTTTTATCTTTTACTGGTCCTCCGGTAATCCAAGTATTGCAAGTACGAGACCCAGCACATTTGAATTTGTGCATAGTGCAATATCCTATTTTGCCGGCTTCTATTGTATCCCAAGCACTTTGCTCAGCTCCTTCCGTGTCATCTAAATCTGGTTCTAATGTCGGTTGCTGCTTAATATCTTCTCCTTCAAAAATTTCAGGAACAACTTCTTTTTCTCCAGCTACTAATCCTTTTTCAATACACGTTAAAAGTCTTGTTGTAATGTTCCAAGCAGCGCAGTTGTTGCAACGAGATGATTTAGCTTCTTCTGTTGATTCTAAATTCCATTGATCTGCTTTTGCTTTCCAAAATTTAATGTTTGGATTGTTCGGATTTAAAGGGCCATACCCATATTTGTCAATAGCAATTTGACGATGTTCAAGATTGACGTCAACATTTTGAGTTGCTATTGGACATTTAAGAGTTTCTCCTTCTGCTTCTTTTAATATGTCTGCTAATTTAATCATTGTTATTATTTACGGCGATGATTTTTCCAAGTTGTAATAGATTCTTGAAGTATTGATTCTAAATCATTTAATATATGATTTTTAGATTCTTTTGCAAAAGGTGGAGTTACATTGAAGTTTCCAGCACCTAAATCACCGGTAACAGTAGCTGCTTTTGGACCTTTAACTTTAGGATCAAATTGAGGCATATCCTCCCTGTCCGGAGCGTTATCGTTTTTCGGTAGCGCAGCTAAATTTTC